CCATGCAATATTTTATTATTTCTTCTTATTTAGCTGAGAAAATGTTAGCACAACCTTTGACTAGGGATGCTATAATCGAAATAGATGATGGTACTTGGATCTGGGTCCGCTGTGGATGCGGGTACGCCCTTTCAGAAGATCTCAAAGAGTACCTTGTTTAAAGGAGATATCACTATGAGTGATCAACAAACCTGTTGTTTAGAGCAAGTCAATAATTTTATCAGTGAGTTTAAATCTGTAGATGAAGACTTTAATATTCGTCGTATTCAGAATGCTTTCATTGTAAAGATTGATGGACGAGATTCTAACGATAGTTGGATTAACAGAGAATTTGCTGTACCAAATGTTGAATATGTGAATCAGTGTGTAATGCAGTGGTCACAAGCTCCTAAGACTAGCTAATAGTCTTAGCTTTCGTAGCTCAATTGGATAGAGCAACTGCCTTCTAAGCAGTAGGTTGCAAGTTCGAGTCTTGCCGAGAGCGTTTCAGGTCCCGTAGCCCAATGGCAGAGGCAGAGGACTTAAAATCCTTCCAGTATGGGTTCGAGTCCCATCGGGACTATTTCCCACTTAGTATCAACTACAGTCGCAAGGAACTTAGGTATACATAGGAATCATAATTGGATAACACATACTTAATCGGGCTAGAAATAGCTAGAGAAGAAGACATGCTACTAGCTGGCTTGCGAAGATATTGGGGAACTACAGGACTTAGCTCTACAGCTTCTGAAGCTGAGTTAGCTATCTCTCAAGATCCCTCAGTACTTAGAACTACTGAAGAAGAAATCATTCATTATTATGGTCCTTACTTTATACCTGCATTTAAAGAGATGCAGTTTAGTATTTTAGAAGGAATGAGACAATTTACTAGTTGGCAAGTACCAGCTCTCTTTCTTACACCAGAACACTTAGCTCTTATTACATTTAAGTGTCTTATACCCTCAGCATATCCTAAACGAGATCATGGTGTCTCTATTATTGGTAATCGTATTAAACTACAAACTGTAGCTCAAAACATTGCTGAACAGACATGGCAACTCTTGCACTACCTTAAGGCAAGAAGTGAGCATAAAGAGATCTGGTCTTATCGGTCTAAGATTATTAAGAACTGGACTGCTAAGAAACGCAATAGGTTTGTAAAAGAAGTAGATAATATGGCATTTATGCCTAAGAAGGTTAAGCTTCAGTTTGGTATTGCCTTACTTCAGTGTATTGTAGATGCTGTTAAGGATAAGGATGTACAAGAAGGCAATTACTTTGCTCGTCGTATTCTTCATTGGGATGGTAGAAAAAGAACATCATACATTGAAGTAAATCCTAAGATTGTGTCTGACATGATTGACAATCATAGGTTTAGACAATGGCTTAGACCCAAATGGGCTCCTATGATTTGTACTCCTAATCCTTGGACCAAAAAGAATGGTCGTTGGGAAGGTGGTTATATTGTTCCCGGTATGCAGATGAAGTTTATTCGTCCTGCTTCTCCAGGCTATGATTCATTCGGTGTATCTGAAATGTCTCACCAAAGCGTACGAGCTATCAATGCTTTACAAAATACTAAGTACAAAGTTAATGACAAGATTTGTAAGATTATGAATTATGTCTTTGTCAATAACTTAGAACTAGCTGACTGTCCTAGATATTCTCAGGACGAGTTTGCATTTCAAGAGTACGAAGGTCCTACAAAGACTGAAGAAGGTAGGTATGTTCCTGAGTTTGCTCAGCATCTATCACAACTAGAAACTGCACACAAAGAGTGGGCTAAGCTATGGGCTGATAGACTGCGTATGATTCAACGACTTGATCTTGCAAAAGATTTATCAAACTTTAATTGTTTTTATCTACCTATTACTGTAGATTTTAGAGGTCGGTGTTATACTTCTACAGAAATGCTAAGTCCTCAGGGTTCAGACTTTGACAAGGCACTATGTTGTTTTGCTGAAGGTAAACCCTATGATGATAAAGGTCGTTATTGGATGAAGGTTCAGATTGCTAATTTGTGTGGAGAGGATAAACTGTCTTTTGATGACAGAGTTAAATGGTTTCATGAAAATGAAAAGTATCTTAAAGCATCTGCTCAAAATCCTATTGACAATACGTTCTGGTCTAAACAAGGCGATGATCGTAAAAAGTGGCAGTTACTTGCTTCACTACTAGACTATTATGATGAGTCTGGTATGAACCATGTAGCTGTACAAATGGATGGCTCTTGCAATGGCATTCAACACTGGTCTGCTATCGGCAGAGATCCAGTGGGTGCTAGAGCTACTAATTTAATTCCTGTTTCACAACCATGTGATCTCTATACAGAGGTCGCAGATGCTGCTAATAAGTTCTTATCTACTAATGTAGAGGATGATTGGCACTCGGCGTGGAGAGAAGAAAGAGTAAGCAGGAAATGCGCAAAGAGGCCTTGCATGACTTACGCTTATGGTGTAACATTGCATGGCTGTGTAAGAGCTCTCAAGGAGGACGGTCATTGTGATTGGGCTGGCGAGAACAAAGGACTGGCTGCTAAGTATATTGGTACTGTTTTAATGAACGAAGCCATACCTTCTGTAGTCTCAGCTTCCTACCAGTTTATGGCATGGGCTAAGGAGTTAGCCAAGCAGGTAAACGAGGCAGGAGACTACTTGGAATGGGAGACTCCAATTGGGAATATTATTCGACACAATTATTACGAAGACAAAAAAGTTCGTTTACGTGTTGATTCCCAGTTGGTTGTCTTTTCCATACCAGCTGAGAAAGATGCAAAGCTTAGTACTTCAGAAATGATTTCAGGTATTGCACCCAATTTTATCCACTCATTGGATGCAAGTCACATGCTTGATACTATTAATCGCATGTATAATGATGGTATTAGTTCTTTCTCAATGATCCATGATTCTTTTGGATGTCATGCGAATGATGTGCCTAAGATGCATAAACATATTAGAGAATCGTTTGTAGAGATGTATGATAACAATAATCCATCTCTTGTACTAGCTGAAACTACAGCTAAAAAGAGTACAGCAGAAGATTGGGAATCATGTACAATTCACCCTCCATCACGGAGCTCATTAGATATTCATGATGTTTTACAATCAGAATACTTTTTTTCGTGAGGTACTATGGGTAAAGATAACTTTATTAGAAGAGGTAATGAAGACGCTCGCCAACTAGGCGGGGTCAATGCAGACTTAGATAAATGGTCTTCTCAGGGTCGCAAACTAGGTTCGGGCAAAGGAGATCGTGTTTCTGCAAGTCGGATTCATACCAAAAAATACAGAGATGCTATGGAAGCCAATGAAGCTTATGTGAGAAATGAAATCACATTAGAAGAATGGCGATATATTGTTCATGGTGTCAAGCCAAAAAGGAGGCGAAAAAATGAGTAGAGTTTTGGTTGTAGGAGATACACATGCTCCAGTTATGCATCCTAACTATGTTAACTTTCTTGCTGATGTAAGAGATGAATGGGGATGTGACGAAGTAGTTCACATCGGAGATCTTGTCGATTGGGCAAGTATTTCTTATCATCCAAAAGCACCAAGTCTTAAGAACAGTGAAGCAGAGTATCGTAAAGCATACGAACAAGTGCAGCAACTGTACGCAGAATTAGGACCTAGTGTGACATGGTTTGTAGGCAATCATGATGCTCTAACAGAACGGCATGCAACAGACTGTGGACTACCTCTTAGTGTATTAAAGTCTTACTGTGATATCTGGGGTGTTCACGGTTGGGAAGTAATTCCACGTTATGGTAATAAAGTTATTGATGGTGTCATGTATCAGCATGGCGACAAAGGCTCAGGTGGACAAAGAAATGCAGCATACAGTAATGCAAAAGCTCAGTTTTGTCCAGTTGTGCAAGGACACTTTCATAGTCAAGCCGGAGTAGAGTTTTATAATAATGAACGCTTTAAATGCTTTGGTATGCAAGTGGGCTGCGGTATTGATGTAAAAGCTGCAGCTATGGACTATGGCAAAAAATTTAATCAGAAACCCATTCTTGGGTGTGGAGTAGTTATAGACGGAGAGTTGGCTGTCTTTGAGCCAATGTCGGTATGAAAGAAGTTTTGCAAAAAATATGTTATTATGTCCTTACGTTGGGACTACCTCTTACTATAATATTACTCAATTGTTTTCTACTGAAGGAGATTATTTATGGCTAACAAATACGGAAAGTCTTTTGTTACACCTAACGCCACGGTTACTTGGGCTCACTTACACAAACCTGATGTTAAGTTTGGTAATCCAAACCACAACATTACTGTTGAATTAACAGAAGAACTTAGTACTCTTATTAATGATGCTGCAAAGAAATGCAACTTCGCTAAGGTTTCTAAGGTCAATGGTGTGTCTGAACGAGATGGAGTCAAGTTACTCAAGGTAAAGAACAGTCAGTTTGCTAAGGATAATCCTGGCACTCCTACGTTCCCATGCTTTGATTCGCAAAACACAAAGACTACTGATACTCCTTTTGGTGGAGATGTAGTCCGTTTGCGTTTGGTTCCAGCACTTCTTGAAAGAGATAACAGCATGTCTCTCTATCTTGATGGTGTCCAAATTATTGAAAAGAATGAGCAGAGTTCTGCAGCAGGTGGCTTCGATAAGGTCGAAGGCGGTTATGTTGCAGAGACAGCTACTGCTACAATGACTGAGGAAGCAGAGCCTGAACAGGGCGCGGACATGCCATTCTAATGAATGCATAAGCTGGCTATCAAGCCGCTTAGTATGAATGAAGCATTCATGGGCAGAAAGCGGAAGACTGCTAAGTACAGAAACTATGAGATTAAGTTACCCAAACTGCTCCCAAAGCTCAGGATACCAAGGACAGGTCCTCTGTCCTTGCGTATCCGGGTTGGGTACAGTAATCGAGCTTCTGACATTGACAACTGCTTAAAACCCTTTATTGATGTCTTACAAAAACATTATGGCTTTAATGATAATAGAATCTACTATCTTGAAGTTACTAAAGTTAAAACAGACAAAGGCAAAGAATACATATCATTTAAGCTAAACGGCTTATCGCAAGAACCAGTAGATTAACTAAGATCCCCTTTCAGTAATGGAAGGGGATTTTTTTATCGGAGAATTATGAAAGAAGAAGAAATTACTTTTGTTGTAGACAGGGAACAATGCCCTGAGTGCCATCGTCAGGGCAAGGACACATCATGTGACAACCTTGCTCGTTACAATGATGGTCATGCTCACTGCTTTGCTTGTGGTTATCATGAGAACGCCAGCGGTTCTTACGTTAAGAAAGCTGTTAAGGTAGAAGGTAACTGGAATCCATACAATGGGTACTATACTGATCTTGAAGATCGACAGATTAATGTGAAGACTTGCAGGCTCTCCC